CGGCGGGCGCCGGGGCCGTCTTGTCGACCGTCGCGCGCTTCTTCCGCTCCTGGCTGAGATTCGCCTCGGCCTTGTCGACCTCGGCCGACGCGCCGACGAGCGTGCGCGCCTTCTTGACCGCGTCGTCCACGGCCTTGTTGGCGGCCTCCAGGGCCTTCAGGTCGACGTTGAAGCCCAGCTCCGCAAAGACCGTCCGCAGTGCCTCCGCGCCCATCGGTCACCGCCTCTCTGCGGCCTCGGCCGCGGCATCGTCGAGCACGTCACACAGGTCGGAGGCGTCGCACACCTCGCCGAGGGTCCAGCGGTCCTGGATGTCGGCGAGGGCGTCGCGGAAGTGCCCCGAGGTCGCCACGCGCCACACCGGCCAGCACAGGTGACCGGGCACGGTGATGGTCACCCCGCCTGGGCGGGCGCCTCGGCGGGGAGCGCGGCCTTCGCCGCCACGACCAAAGGGCCGAAGTTCACCTCCGCGCAGAACCGCAGCCACCCGAAGAGGGCCACAAGGTCGCCGCGAAAGTGCTCGTCCCACTGCCCCGCGAGGGGGAGCTGCTTGCCGGCCGTGAGCTCCACCGACGACTCCTCGGCGAAGGCGTCGCACACGCCCATGAGCGTGTCCTCGTCGAGGTTCTCCGCGAGGCCCGAGAGCATGGTGCCCACCGCGGCGGCGGCCTGGCGCAGCGACGCCACGTCGCCGAAGCCGGGCGCGGCCATCTTGAGCACGCGGGTCATCACCGCGAGGGAGCGGCGCGCGGAGAGCGGCCGGCAGTGGTAGGTCGTGCCCTCGATGACCTTGGAGGTCTCGGGGATGTCGAGGGTGCGAGCTGCCATCACGCGGGCTCCTCGATGGAGCGCACGAGCTCGGTGAGGGTGATCTCCCAGGCCCGCTTGCCGACGTCGGCGCCGTAGGTGTTGCCCGGCGCCTTGCTGATGAAGGCCTCGGTGGCGCTCTCCACCACGGCCCCGTTGAGGTCGACCACCTGGAAGGTGCCGATGTCCTGCCCGCCGGGCAGGGCCTGGGCGCGGGCGTAGAGCGCCGTGAGCACCTTGTGGGTGCGCGACGTGCTCATGCAGTTGATGGTGGCCTTCGCGCTCCGGTCGGCGGACTTCACCCGCGTGACGGCACCGTCGGCGCCGACGTGGATCGTGTACAGCTCCTTGCTGTACTCCGTGGCGCAGAAGTCGGCGTCGTCGCGGCCGTCGTTGAGGGCGCGGCCCGCGAAGGACACGCGCACGAGCTGGGGATCATGGGTACGCAGTGCAGGCATTGGGGTGCTCCTCAGGCCGACGCGACGCCGGTCATGGTGATGGAGTGAATGGCGCCCGCGAGGCGGGCCGAGAAGGTGACACCGGGCAGCGCGCGCGCCGCGCGGTTGACCGAGGACACGCTGGAGGCCGCGGGCACGATGACGGAGGGCTTGGGGTCGGCGGCGAAGAGCGAGACGCGCACGCCCTCGTCGAGCTGGGCACGCACCTCGGCGCCGAGGAGGCCGATGCCCTCGTCGGTGAAGGGGATCTTCTCGTTGGCGAGCTGCACCGCGAGGATGCGCTCCTTCATCCGCGTGGACCACCAGTCGAGGCCCCGCACCACGTCCACCCACTCTCCCCCGGCGACCTTGCCGCCGACGGTGAAGGCCACGCCCGCGACGATCTCGAGGAGCGAGCCGTTCTTGCCGAGGATGGCGCCGCGCTGGGTGTCAGAGACGGCGCGCGCCGTGACGCCCGCGATGGTCTTGAACGCCCAGCTGTCGGAGCCGGGGTCGACCGGGAGGCGGTTGCCTGCGAGCCCGGCGGCGAGCCAGCCGAGGTCGGCCGCGATGGCGGGGTAGAAGACGACGAGGGTGCGCCCGAGGCTCGCGGCCTTGGTGTCGCTCATCACGTCGGTGGTGGTGGCGACCGACGCGCACCCGAGGTCGGCCGACTGCGCCACGAAGAGCTTGCCGCGCGACTCCACCCAGGCCGCCGCGGCGTTGATCTCGGCCTCGGTGTTGGAGTCGAGGAGGAGGCAGTACCAGTCGGGGTCGGCCGCGAGGACCGCCGAGAGGTCGGTGGCGACGCCGGGGTTGGTGGTGGTGTCGGTGAAGCCCACGTTGCCCGTGACGGGCTCGAAGGCGTGCAGCTCGCCCGCGACGGGGGCGGTGCAGACCACGTGCGTCCCGCTCGTGCCGTCGGCGGTGACGGGGGCGCGCACGCCCACGGTGAAGGTCCCGCCGGTGCCGCTCTGGGCGGGGATGGCGATGGAGGTGATGGTCTGGAAGTGCGCGCCGCTCGTGCCCAGCACCTCCGCCCCGCCGCCGTTGGGGATGGCGAAGGTGTCGGTGACCGTGGTGCCGTTGCCGTCGGTGCCCGTCACCGTGGCGGTGGTGGCGTCCCAGTCGGCGTGGGCGTCGAAGGTCATGGTGAGCGCCCGCGGGGGCGACAGCGGGCCCGCGCCAAGCGTGCCGTTGAGAGCCGTCGACGTGAGCGTCTGGAGGGCGATGGCCGAGGCGCCGCCCGTGGCGAGGATGGCGTCGTCGTCGGCCAGGGCGTTGATGACCGCGGCGAGGCCCGTGCACACCTCGGCGAGGGTGCCCGTGGTGTCGCTCGTGTAGGACACCTCGAAGCCGTCGACCTCCAGCGTGTAGGTCTCGGACACCGACGCCGACACCAGGGCCGACGGCACAACCCGCACCACCTGGGTGAAGGGCAGCGCGCGGCGGCCCACCTTCACGCGGACGGGCCGGGGGTTCTGCGCGAAGATTGCGACGACGGCGCGGTACACGGCGCTCTGCGGCGTGAAGCCGTCGGCGACGAGGGCCGTGAGGCTCGTGTACGACCGGACGCGGTCGACGTTCTTGGTGTGGTACGCGAGCAGGAGGGCGGTGCCGAAGCCCGCGCGGGTGGGTTGCTGCGACGTGCTGCTGATGGTGACCGAGGCGATTTCTTCCAGGCTCATGGGGCGAGGCCTCCGGGGGCGATGTCGGGGTCGATGGCCCCTCCGTCGGGGCGCGTCACGGTGCCCACCGTGGTCACGGTGGCGATGTAGCTGGTGGCGCCGGCGGTGTCGGTCTCGGCCGACACGGCGTTGAGCACCACGTCGAAGCTGCGGCGCGAGACCATGCGCCCGTCCACGGCGTAGTCGGTGACCTGCACCTGCTCGACGCGCGCGACGGCGAGGCCCACGGCGCGCAGCTGCGCCAGGAGCGAGGGCCAGTAGACCCGCGTCCGGGCTCGCGAGGCGATGGCGTGGGCGTTGGTGGCCGCGCGCTGGTCGTGGACCTCAATGTCCACCTGGAGCGCGAGCTGGCGGTTGCCCTCCACCGTGGGGGTCATCTCGGCCAGGGGGTCTGGGTCCGCGGCGTAATCCCAGCGGGGCGCGTCGACGCCGACGGCGACCTCGGACACCCACCGCAGCAGCACGAGCTGCCCGTTGTGCTGGACGCGCGGGTCGTTCTCCCACTGGCAGCACAGCCGGGTCACGCCCGTGAGCGCGGCGACCCAGTCGAGCAGGGCCGGAGCGAGGGTCGCGTGGTCCACGTCAGCCCTCCACGCGCGGGTGGAAGCGCAGCTGGTCCGTGCCGATGCCCTCGATGCGGTAACCGCCGAGGATTTCGATCCGGCCGTGATGAATCACGAAGGGCCCGTGGTGCTCCGGAAGGCTCGGGTGAGAAGATCGAGCATGAACATCCTGCACCCGTTCGCGGTTGTTGAGCGCTGGTCCGAGCACGGAGACGACTTCGACGACGGTGCCCGCAACGGCCCCGACGGACGCCGCCACATCCACGTTGTCTACGCGGACGGCGCTTGCGTGTGCGTCGTGGCCACAGACGAAGGCGTCGAGAGTCTCACCAGCAACCGGCTCTTCGTGCCCATCGACGGCACGGACGATGTGCGACTCGAAGAGAGGCTGGGCGCCGGAGAAGACTGATCGACCTGCGTCGCGCATCACGCTCCCTCCACGCGCCAGGTGATGGCGCTCTTGAGCTGCCCGGTGTTCACCAGGGGCACCGAGGAGCCCTTGCGCGCGATGGTGGCGGGCTTGAGCGGCGGGGCGATGCCGGCCGCGATGCGCGTCTGGCACCACGCGGCCACCTTCGTCCCAACGATCCCGAGGGCGTCCTCCGGGGTGACCTTGCCCTCCAGGATCTGCTTCGCCAACAGGCCCTGGAGCTGCTCGATCTCGCCCCGCTTCTCGTCGATGGTCGCGCGGATGAACGACCGCGCCGGGACGTGCCCCGCGCCGAACTCGTGCACGACGGCGACCTCGAGGAGGCTCATCCGTTGCGCGCGGCTCTGCGATGCAGCCTTCGCGCGGACGCGGGCCTTCTTCGACTGCGCGGCGCGCGGGCGCTTCTCCTGCTTCGCGCCGTCGTCGAGCACGCCCACGCGCACCCGCAGCCCGGAGGCCTTGAGCGCGCGCATGCGGGCGACGAGCGCGTCGGCGCCGTGGTCGGTGACCTTGACGCTCACCGCAGCATCCCCCCGGGCCCCTGCCCCACCGACCAGGGACCACCCGCACGCTGTCGCGCGAGGCGCTCCCACTCGGCGTAGTAGGTCGTGGTGTCGCTCGCGTCTTTGCGGGCCTGCATCCCGTGGGGAGCGAGGGCCAGCAGGTGCGCCGCGTACAGGCCCACCGCCTCGTCGGTGTCGGCGCCGAAGACGCTCGGCGCGCACCGCCGCGCGGCAGCATTCAGGGTCGCCACGACGCGCGCGTCGTCGGTCGGAGCGAACTCCGGCCAACGCGCCTTGAACGTCGTGGCGTTCCAGGCCATCGCTCAGCCCTCCTTGCGGGTGCGAGCGGGCTTGGGGGTGTCGCCAGGGGCCGGGGGCGACGGCGCCGCGGGCCGCGTGGCTTCGTCGAGCTCGGCGCGGAGCTGGGCGATCTCGGCGTCGCGGGCCTGGGCGCGCGCCTCGGCCTCGTCGCGGACCATGCGCACCTCGGCGAGCTCGGCCGCGAAGGCCGCCTCTCGCTCCGTCCACGCGGCGTCGAAGCGGGCCTGGAGCGCCGCGGCGTCGTCGCGGGCCGCAGGGGCCGGGGCAGCCTCCAGGGGCACGAGGAAGCCCGCCGCGAAGAGGCCCCGAACGCCGCGGTTGTTGGCGTCGACGTCCCCCTCGTCGCCCGGGGCGATGCCGCAGACCACGGCCGTGTGGCGGTTGGTGACGCGCATGGTCAGATGCCGTCCAGGTACTCGACGGACATCGGCACCTTGATCGCCGTGCCGCCGCAGATGCCCTCACAGGGGATCTCGAACTCCAGGCCCTTCGCCTGCGGAGGCGAGGTCTGGAAGGCGAGCGGCACGATGGCGCCCACCATGTTCGGGTCGCGCTTGTAGGCCACGGCGCGGGGCCCGGTGCGGGCGACGTCGGCGGCGGCGAGGAGCGGCCAGGAGACCACCTCGACCTTGCGCCCCATGGCCTCCATCGCCTCCTTGAAGAAGGCGAGCACGGTCTTGTTGGCCGCGAGGCCCATCGGCGTGGTGCCCACCAGCTTCCAGTGGTCGGTGGGCAGCGCGAGGGTGTCGGGCGCAAACACCTCCTTCGAGGCCACCATGCGGTCGGTGGCGAGGCTCACCAGGGCCGCGAGCAGCTCCTCCGCCGTCATGTCGGCCCACGCCATCGACGAGGTGCTCACGGTGACGCTCGGGTGGGTGAGGAAGCCCTTGATGCGCGTGTCGTCGGGGTCGCCGAAGGCCACCACCTGGTCGATCTGCGTCGCGATCATGCGGGCGGCGGTCTCCGCGCGCACGGTGTCGAGCGCGACGGAGAGCCCACGGCTCTGCGCGTAGGCGATCTCCCGCAGCTCCTGCTGGGTGTACGCGTACATCGCGCCGTAGGACTTGATGCCGCTCGTCACCTCGGTGAGCGACTCCGCGGCGCGCGGCAGGTCCTTGCCGCGCTCGGAGGCCCGCGCGGCGCGGCCGATGCGCTCGAGCACCGTGAAGGTGTAGGTCTTGGCGCCGGGGTCGATGCCGGGGATGACGGGCACGATCTGCAGCGCCCGCAGCTCGGCGTACATCACCTCGGTGATGCGCTGCTCCACGTGGTCGAGCGAGCGTGCGATCACGGCGGTCTCGCCCGCGTCGGCGCGGTAGCCGAGGGAGCCCGTGAGTCCGAGATACTTGGTGAGATTCATCGTGGCGGCCCTCAGGGGAGGTTGATGTCGACGAGGGCGAGCCCGTTGGCGGACGCGCCGGTGAGGAAGCGCGCGCCCGTGACGGCGGCGGCGGTGGAGGTGTCGGCCGACTTGCGGAAGGCGCCCTTCTGCGAGCCCCCCGCGCCGGTGTCGTACCGGACGTAGACGGGGTCCATCGGGTCGACGGCCTCTTCGACCGTGACCCACACGCGCCCGCGGCAGATGGCGCCGAGGGTGTCGCCGATCTGGTAGGTGACGCCGGGCGTGCCGCCGCTCGGGAAGACCGAGTCGTGCACGCGGGACGGCGCGACGCCCAGGCCCTTGGCGACCTCGCCGGAGGTCGTCGGCAGCTTGCCCTTGCCCGCGGTGCCCTGCACCACGAACAGGCCCGCCTGGATCGCCACCTGGGCGGCGCAGGTGGTGGTCATCGGGTCCGAGCCGTGCACGCCGCCGGGGATGCCGAGGGCCGGCTGAAACTCAACGCTGGTCTGCGTGCCCATGTCAGGCCGCCTTTCCGCCGCCGTTGATGGGCTGGCGGCCCATCTCGACGATCTTGTTCTGGAGGTTCTTGCTGTGGTCGACGGCGTCCTGCGCGTCGGTGCGCGCCGCGGCCGCGCCCTGCTCGGCGCTCGGCGCGAGCACGCGCCCGAGCTGGTCGACGCTCGCCGCGCGGGCCTCGTGCTGCTCGGCGAGGATGGCGAACATGCCCTGCACCGTGTCGGCGCTGAGCCCGTCGAGGCGCAGCGCGGGGTGCGCCTTCGACACGGCCTTGCGGTGGATCTCGGCTGCGCTGAGCCCATCGAGCTTCACCTCGGGGCCGAGCACCTTGCGGGCCCGCTCGATGAGGGCGCCGCGCTTCGCCACGATGGCGTCCTGCACCGTCTCGGGCACCATCTCCTCGGTGACCTCGGGGGCGGCGGGCTTCACGGCCTCGGCGGCGGCGAGCTTCGCCTCCAGCTTCGCCACGGTGGTGAGCGCCTGCATGAGGGCCTCCTTGGTGGCCTTGAGCTCGGCGGCGATGCCCTCCTGCTCCTCGTCCTTCTTCTCGATGGCCTGGTCGATGGCGCCCTGGGCGGCCTCGACCTCCTCGTCGGCGTCGACGCGAAACTCGCGCCCGCCGATCTTCAGCTTCTTCTTCATCGGGTTCCCCTTCGCGGCGGGGGTACCCGCCGACACCTCGAACGCTGCGCCGTCCATGCGCAGCGCGACATCGGTCCCTGCGCGCCCGTGCCCCGGAGGCAGGAGCGCGACGTGGTTGTAGCGAATGCCCCGCTGGACCGCGTCGTACGCCTCTCCCTCGGGCGTGACGCCGGGCGTCCAGTCGACCTCGCAGTCGTAGCCGCAGGACGTGTCGCGCCGATCGCCCGTCTCCACGAGGCCCACCAGCGGTGCGGCCTGCACGGCGAGGTCGACCACCACGAGGCCGTCCTCGCGCGTGGGGGCGCTGTCGACGTGGCCCTTGGCGAGCGCCTCCCACGTCTCGGCCGTGACCTTGCCGGGCGGGTGCAGGTCGGTCACCGGCGCGGCGCGCAGCGAGGCGAGCGAGTCCGCGGCGAAGACCTCCTCAGGCGGACGGTACTCCCACCACGACCGGCCCTCGTGGTCCTGGTAGCGCAAGACGCCCGTGCGGGTCACCGCCGCAGGCACGCGCAGGCCACCCTGGGGCGTCCTGGTGACGCTCCGGATGGGCCCGGCGAAGTCCTGGCGATGCACACGCGGCATGCCCCGAGGGTGGGGCGTACGAGGCGCGCGAAGCTACCCGGTGTTGGCACGCGAGGCTGGCACAGTAGGCGAGGGCTCCGCGTCGTCGAACCCGGGGATGATCGGCTCCGCCGTGCACCGGCACTGAAAGTCCCCGCCTGGATGCGCGCGGCGGCCCGTGCGCGGGTCCACCACCGGCGGCGCCGCGTACGCCTGCCGGGTGCCTTCGAGCTCCTTGTGGCGCGCCCTCACCCGCTCGTCGCGGCTCGTGCGCCAGAGGTACTCCGTCACGCCCAGCGCCTGGTGGCGGGTCTGGGTGACGCTCGCGTTGAGCTTGAGCACCTGGTCGCG